ATTTTTGATATTCTTTTGTATCAATGACTTTATTTTTTAACCATTGGGCTCCCTTTTTGACACCTTTCACTAAATCTCCTATACCTTCTCCTGAAATTTCAATTTCCTCAGGTGATATCATTACTCTTACACCTTTGTTTTTCTTTACAGCACTTTTAATTTTCTTAACACTTTCAGGATGAAGCATTAAGGTATGTCTACCGCTTTTCAATTGATCGGTTGATAATTGGACGGCTCCTGCACCTCGTAAAATTTTTTGAAATTGATTCTGGCTTAAAGTAACTCGAATTGGTTCATACATTTTGATGTGTTTAAACTATATAATACTGAACAAAAAAAGTAAAAAATAAATTAAATACATTTTAATATGTATTATAACAAATTATTATGCTTTTTAGTTTTTCGATGGGTGCTTAAGTTTCTTCTACTTATTTCAGTTCCGCATTCACATAATACTTTTTCTTGCTTTCTCTGATTTATAATATCTTTATTATGTTCTTGGTATAAATTCTGGTATTCTTTAATTTTATCTTTATTGTTGTTTCTGTATCGTTTATTGTATTCTTGAATTTTATCTTTAATGTTTTCTCTGTATATACCCTGATATTCTTTAATTACTTCTTTATTGTTTTGGTAGTATTCTTTATTGTATTCTTTATATTTTTCTTTATTGTTTTCTATGTATTCTTTTTTCTGAAGTTTAATTTTCTCCCTATTATTTTCATAGTATTTATTCTGGTATTCTTTAATTTTATCTTTTCTGTTTTTTCCGTATTCTTTTTTATTTTGTTTAATTTTCTCTCTATTATTTTCGTTGTATTGTTTTTTGTATAGTTTTATTTCTTCTTTGTTATTTTGATAGTGTTGTTTAATTTCTTCTTTGTTATTTCGATAATAGTTTTGAAACCATAATCTTCTTATACAAAATGAACTATTCTTATTAATACAATTTAACTTATTGATCCATAATTGTTCATATGCTTCTAAATGTTTTTTATCGCAAACACAATATTCATTAATCAGTATAATTGTAAAGTTTTCAATGCCAAATTCTTCAAAGAAGGGATAAATTGATAATTCACTTCTTTTTTTATTGTTTAAATACCCCTTGAAATGATATTTATGATCACGCCATCTATAACGTAACTCGTTAAATGTACTGCCAACATAAACAATATTTCCTTTATTATAAATTATTTTATAAACCCTTCCGACTTTATACATCACAAGTATGACTGATATTATAAATTACTTGATATTTTATCTTTATAACATTTTCTAAGTTTTATTAGTTTAGAATTATCATAAGGTCATAGATTGTACGGTTAAAATCGGAATTAGATATGAATTTCTTATCTTTCATTTTTAAAAGTAATAGTTTTAACTCTTTCAAAATGTCAGGATTATTATTACCTGCTAGAATCTGACCTTTTAATAAATCAAATCGTTTAATATCTTGGTCTCTTATTTTATCCGAATGTCTTTTATGTTTATAAACGATATCAGTAAACTCACTTTTTTTGGTTCTATTAATGCTACATAAATCTAATAGATCATCAAATAATTTCTGCTCTTCTTCACTTAGATTTTCATAATCTTCCTCCTCAAATTGCCTTTCAAATATAATTCGCTGAATAATTGTTTTCAAATCCGATGTAATCTTTTTCTTAGGAAATGAAAACACATTAGACCCGCTCGGGTACCTTACTCTCAAATATCCATTTTTTAATTGGTTTAAACTGATAAAGTAATTTCCTAAATTTGGTTCGTTTTTTGTTTTATATTCCTTATCTGATAAAATTTGGTTTGCAGGATGACTATCAACCATAACTCCTTTACCTATTAGCCTACGACTTTCTATTTTCTGGCTTATCAGTTTTAAAATGTTATTACTAATATTTCCTAATATTTTTGCACTTTTGTAGATTGCTCGCCCTAATGGTACTTGGAATTCCTTGAAAATTAAATATTGAATTGCATTCTCCGTAGAAAATTTGCTTTTACCACTTTGAAAACGAATCTCACCGTCATCTTTAAATTCAATTTTTCTCTCTACTAGTTTTCCAGTAGCATCAGGTACTTTAACAACCGCTCCGTTAAATAATTCTTTTTCTTCATCTTTTAAATATTGATCTTTTACATAATCACTTAGTCTATTATTGTTTAAATTTAGTAAACCAATTGCACGATCTTCCATTGCTTTAACCATCTCTTGAACTGATCGAAAACTGACTAATTCAGATCTTATACTGTCAGATAATTGTTGTAGTCCTGCTTCGTATTCATCTTTTTGGGGTTCCATAAAAATTCCTGTATTACCCGTAGATAATAATTTTTCTTTAAACTTTGCCCACAATGTATCAAAAATAACGGGTGTTATTTCTCTTATATCCTTCACATCTCTGAAAAATATATTGAAAAATCTATTAAATTCAATTATTTCATTGCTCGCCTGTAATTTAGTTAGAATTCTACTTGCATCATCATCCTTAGTGATTCTTAATAAGTTTGTTTTTGCTGTTTCTCGTTGTAATACATCATCTTTTATCTCTTCCTCAATACTTTTATAACGGACAGGGGCTTTCGGGATTTGATTTTCCGTGTTATACTTTACATTTTGGAGGGCTTTTTCATAATCCTCATTTAATTTTGCTTTCAGGTCTCGCGTAACAGCCTGTTCCTGTAATATTTCACTAGTATTTTTACTTGTAAATCGTGGTTTTGGCATAATTTTTCTAATCAAAAACTATTAAAATATGAATTTTGTATTTTTAATCAGATATTCTTTACTGACTATATATATAAAACATAAAATTTATTCTTGAAATAAATAATTATCATTGGTCTTGAATTCGTGGATTGCTGGCGCAATCTTCACGAATCCGCTTGTACTGATTACTTAAAACCATAATAAATACGAAACATAAATCTTTAATTCCTATAATATATAGATCGCCCAGCGGTTTTCATAAAAATTACGGAGTAATTTATGAAAAGCAAGACAATGTCAGACAAAATTAGAAATTATTATTCATTAATCCCTGACCATATGAAAAAGAAAAGTCATAATCCTAATTATAAAAATCATTTCTTTAACATTCCTTTTAGAGTTCTTATTTGTGGTGGATCAGGAAGTGGAAAAACGAATAGCCTTCTTGAATTAATTCATAGAATGAATAATACATTTGAGAAAATTGTAATATGTTGCAAAAATAAAACAGAGCCATTATACGATTATTTAGAAGAAAAAATAGAATCGGAATACTTGCAATTCTATGAAGGAATTAATAATATCCCTCCTATTGAAGATTTTGAAGGATGTGGTCAAACCTTAATAGTTTTTGATGATTTAGTGATGGATAAAAATCAAAGTATAATTGAGCAATATTTTATACGAGGGAGAAAAATAGGTGAAGGAATATCACTTTGCTATTTAAGCCAGTCATTCTTCCGCACACCTAAGTCGATCCGTCTAAATGTTAATTATGTTATGCTAATGGGCATGGCTTCAAGACGAGATTTAAACCTTTTATTAAGTGAGTTTGTATTAGGTAAAGACGTAGATTTAAAACGATTATTAGAACTTTACAATTACTCAACAAAAAATAAAATGGATTTTTTTCTGGTAGATATTGATCATGAAGATAAACGATTACGACACGGTTTTCTTGAGATTCTCTAAATGTATTTTTGATTGTCTGTGTCTCCTTAAATGAATTTTAGTTAATGTTCTCCCACATTCGCACTCAATTTTAACTTTGTTTTTATCTTTAATAACATCTATATTTTTTTCATAGTATTCTTTCTTCTTTTCTCCAATTTTATCTTTATGTTTCACTTGATATTCTTTATTCTTCTCGTTTATTTTGTTGTAGTTATTTTTATAATATTGCTTTAAAGATTCTTTTATTTTGTCCACATTTTTTTCACGATATTCTTTTGCTTTTTTATTGATTTTGTCTCTATTATTTTTGCGGTATTGTTTTGATTTTTCTATAAACGTATCTTTGTTATTAAGGTAGTTTTCCTGATATTTTTTAAATATATGTTCTTTATTGTTTTCATAATATTGTTTCATGTACAGTCTTCTAATATAAAAAGGTGAAGTTTTATTGATACTTTTAAGTTTATTTATCCAAAGAGTTTCGTACATATTTAAATGACTTCTGTCTACAACTGAATATTCTTTTATAAGAAAAATTTTACAGGTTTCCGCACCATAGTTATCGAATAAATTAAATACGGTCACATTTGTTCTTTTGTTTTGTTTCCATTTTTTGTATTCTGATTTATGTTCTCTGAATCTATCACTTAAACGGTTAAATGTCGAGCCAACATAAATTTCGTTTCCTTGAGAAGCAATAATTTTATAGATCCTTCCTATTTTTATCATCGCTTATATGACGATTAATATATTTAAGGTTGTTTTTATCTTTATAACAATTAATTTAAAATCAAGACAAACAAAAACCAAGAAATAAATATTTTTGAATAAAAATATATTTTTAGATATATAGACCAATAAAAAAGGTTCTGACGAAATGGATAACTTTTTATATGAGCAAACTTTAGAAGATGATGTTTCTGTTAATCAAATGGTTGATAAGGAAGTTTTGCATGTTCTTGATCAAAATGGTGGATCGTATAATGGTCAAATTACTTTTGATTGTTCGCCTCTGGCTAATTCAGGAAAATGGCTATCTTATCGTGAAGGATATTTACAAGTGCCCTTTGTGATGACTTATAAAAGTGATGCTGATTCAACAGCTGCAAATGTTGTAAATGGATTTTATGCTGGTTTGAAAAACGGTTCTCATCATATTATCGATAGTATTCAAGTTGATTATAATAACACTAATGTCGTTCAATTACAACCTTTTACTAATTTTTATGTATCTTATAAATTAATGACAAGTTTTTCTGAAGATGATGTTAAAAAACATGGACCAACTATTGGATTTAATCCTGATAGCGCTGAAAGTTATAGTTTCAGTGCAGGCGCTGCCCGAAATGGAGACGGATATGCTAATAATGCTGTTAATAAGGATCTGGCTATTGCTTATAGGAATAGTTTAGGAAATTGCAATGAAGGATATTTGGACAGATTGAGGAATACGGCTTATCCTTTAACTACACGCGATACTGGGATTAACTCTTTACCTCAAATTGCAACTACCGCTCTGGCTAATCAAATTGGAATGAATTATGTTCAAGATAATGCTGGTGCTGGTGCTGCAAGAGTGTGGCAATGGAATATTCTGGCTACGATTAGACTGAAAGACGTGTCTGATTTCTTTGATAAAATGCCATTGGTTCGTGGTGCTACTTTACGATTGATTGTTAATTATAATAGTTTTACGAATACCATTACAAGTGCTTCGGCTGCCAATCCTACATTAGTTCTCGCCGCCAATGGTGTCGTGGCTAATTCTGGGCGTACTAATCCAATGATGGTTTCAAGTGCTGCTGCTTCTAATCCATTAGTAACTATTTTGGATGGTGCTAATACATTTTCATGCGGTGTGGCTACGTGCGCCAATAAGTTCGCGTCTGCTTCACTTCCTTCGTGCCGTCTTTATGTGCCTGCTTATGAATTAAACCCTGCTTATGAAAGTCAGTTGTTGCAATTGCGGAAAACTTCTGAAATTGTTTATACTGATATTTATAATTATAACATTTCTAATGTTTCTGCTGGTGCTTCATTTAATCAAATTCTGACGAATGGTATTGTTAATCCTAAAATGCTTGTTGTTATGCCTTATGCTAATACTAGTGCTGGCGTGTATGCTAATGTTACTACTCCTGTCTGGCAATCTCCTTTTGATTCCGCTCCTGCTACTACTTCCCCGCTCTGTGCTCTAACTCAGTTTAATGTTCAGGTTTCTGGACGGAATTTGTTCCAACAAAACTTTCAATACGACTTCGAGGCTTTCATTAACGAAATGCAAAGTGCTAATGCTATTAATGGAGGTGCTGATACGGGTCTAACATGTGGTTTACTTGGTCAAAAGGAATGGTCGCTCGCCTATCGTTATTATGTTGCTGATTTATCTCGTAGACTACCTGCTGATGATAACATTCCGAAGTCTATTACAATTCAGGGGACTAACAATTCTGGTGTGGCTCTTGACCTAGTGTGCTTTATTGCCTTTGAACGAAGAATAAGATTAGATATGTCGACTGGTGCGATTATTTCATAAATGCTGTCTTTCCTGTTTTTTGGAATATTGTAATAAATAATTTAATCAATGTTATTTTTTCTAATAAAAACATCAGCAATAATATTTTATATAAAATGGTCATAAGATCAAAATTAACAGCAAAACTACTAAGAAAGATTCTAAAAGAATATGGTGTAGAACATACTAATAGGATGGACAAAGAACAATTAATTCGGGCTTATGAAATTATTTTCGGAAAAAAATAAAAGTTTATCTTTTAGAATATATACATAATGTATTTTTTATTGTTTTTACTAACATCGCTCTCAATTTCAACATATGTACCACCAACAACTACAATGCCTCCATTGACTTTGGAGGTTCCACCTCTTTTGACCTTAGAGCCTCTATGTCCGCCATGCCAAATATCATCATGTCAACCACCAGTTTATCAAATGGTAGGAAATAACAATTTCAGTTATTCAATATGTCTAGATGATATAAGAATAGTTAATCAACAGTCTCCAACTTGTCCAAATAATTTTATCTGCATAAATAATTCTACTGATATTAAATGTGAAAATAATCAACTTATTATTAATCCTCCTGAAACAAACTTAGTATTAGATCCGAAATGCAACGATGACCTAATGAGTTTTGAAATACCATTATCAAACGTGTTAGAAAGTCAAAAAAATAAATTTTTGGAGGTAGGTGTTGGACAAAATCACTTAACTGATCGTGTAGTTATTCCCCTCGGGTCTTGATTTTTGTGAAATACTCCGTATTTCACAAAAACCGCCTCGGTATATTTTTTTTGTTTTTATTATTCATTTTCCATTAAAAATTCAATAAAATTTCTATCCTGAGCAATTTGTGCCGTCTTTCTTTGTTTTTTTGGTATTATTACTTCTTCCGTAAGTCCTTCCTTATTAAGTTTCCGCTTTGTTTTTTGTCGTTTTATTTCGTTCTTCTCCCTGTTCTGTTGGGCTTTATCTTCAATTTTATAAATGTCAATTTCTTGGATTTTTATCATTTCGTAAGGCTTAATCGTTCGTTTAAGAATGTTTCCCTCTTCATTTTGGATCTTATAAGAATTTTTACCTGTTTTAACAACTTCATAAAGGAGTTTAGAATAGGTCTCACCGAATTTATCCAAAATCTTCTTTTTCTTTTTTAGTCTAATTTTATCACCAATATTAAATACTTGGACTTCGGGGTTCGCCAATTGTTGATTATTATATTGTTGTTGTTGAGTAAATACTTCGTAGGGTATTGCCCTTATTGTTTCATGGTAAGTGCTGTTATAATTCTGAATAAATTTACTAAGAATATCAATCCATGTTTTTGTTTTGTTAGCCGTAAAATATTTCGTAAAAAACATTCTTATTGTTTTATTAAATCGCTCAATTACTCCTAATGTATTATGATTGCCTGGTTCATGTGTCCAATGTTTCACTTTATGCTTTTCTAATAATTTTTTACTTCATTCCCTGTAAATTCCTTTCCGTTATCGGTCGTAAAGTTTGTCAGGTTATAAGTTCTTAATAGTTCTTCTAAGGCTTCCCTCACCTCGTCTGTTGTTTTAGTTTTTAATGGTATAACCCATGCAAAACGACTATAAATATCTATAATTGTTAATATGTATCTGTATCCTTGGTTGAATTTACTCCATTTTTGTACGTCTAATAAATCTGCTTGCCATATATCGTTCACTCCGTGTGAGGTAATTTTATTGTATGCTGTCTTTCTTGTTTTTTGCTTATTGACTTGTGCAGTTTCTTGTCTTTTTATGAAATCATCAACATTTTTCATCGTTAAGGTCATCCCGTTTTGTAAAAAATATGGTTTTGCTTTCCTGTAAAGTTTATTCTTTGATTGATACCCAATCTCTGGATTGTAGTATAAATCCGTGAGTATTTTATGTCTATCTCCCATTCCATCCTTTTCATCGTATTCCATTGTTTAATATACTGATCCAAATGGTAAAGTATTTATACTATAACCGTTAAACTTTCCTACACATCTTTTATCGTAATCAACTTTGTATAATTTTTCCGAATAGACACTGAATATCTGCCGATTATCTCGCTTTATCATATTTTCATTTACAATTACGACTTCTTTTTTCATTCCTCGTTTTGCTGTATCGTCCGTCGGATACAACGAGAAAATCATTTCTTTCATGCTTTCAAAGTTTATAAAGCCAGAGTTATAGTAGTTCAATGAAAACCCCTTCACCTTACATTTAGCAGTTCCATCATCCAACTTATAAGCATATGATTTTGGACCCGTACTACAAAACTCCGTAATATAGTTTCCATCTAACTCATCAGTTAAATCGCCTAATAATTCACCAGTTTTCAGTTTTATATGCTTAGGATTAGCTTTATCATATACATAAACTAAGCCATCAGTATCAAAGTATAATACTTGTTCTCCTAATCTATCTAATTCATCATATAATTTCAATCTACCATAAGCCGTAGTAAAAGAAGCAATAGCCACATTTGTGTTCATCGGATCTTCAACTAAGTCGGCTTTTAGATTATAATTAATTTCAATTGTATTTTCATCAATCACATTAAAATTAAACTGATCTATTTTATCATCGGTCGCATACTTATAGAAGTCCGCTTCGTTGTTGATAAATACAGTCTGAGTTTTATTAGAGGCTTGTCCAAACTTTCCCCATAAACTGTTGAGGCATAACTTAGCCATGGTTCGCATTCCTGCATTTTCACCGTTACACTTTTCAATGTCTAGCTTTATACCTTGCCTTTTATAATAATCGTCCACGTATTTTTGTCTATCGTCATCTGTTTTCACCCAATCAGGTAATTTACTGTTTTCCTGTTTAATCTTCATGAAGAATTCAACATATGATTTAAATAAATTTGTAGTTACCTCATCAAAATGAACTGCTTCATATGCTTCTAATACTTTATAACCCTTTTGGATTGCTTTATCTATTTCCATTGAGGTCCATGTTCCAATCAAAGCACGGTCTTCATCATTATGATTACACTTATTTGAATTTGTAATCGCACATGTATAACATAATGGGAATACTAATTTTTCGAATTTATTTGTAGTAAGCTTTAGAGGTAAAACTGGATGATATAACATTTTCGGAGGAAGTATTTTACATTTGATAAATCCAAAAATCTTATCAATTTCATTAATTTTAATATCTTTTAGAATTGTAGGGTGTCCTTTTGGATATATACAATAGAAATTCACCCACGAATATAAACTTGTAAAATCAGCATAATGTATTTCTTCATTTTCCCGACATTTATAATATAACTTGGTCGCATTTGTTCGTCCGCCGTAAAAACTATCGCTTATGTTTATTTTCTCTATAACTTTTTGCTTAAATGTTTTAAGTATTTTTTTCACTTCTTGATTTTGCAATTGCTTTTTCCAATCACACTCCCAAATATCAACATAGTTATAACCTTTACTAATGATAAATTTCTTTTTCTCCATTGTTTTCTGATATTTCTTTTTTGCTTCAAGATTATCAAAGTCTTTAGGGCAACCGTGAAAATAACAACCGTTAAACTCATATGCCGTTTTGGTAATCGGATCGTAACCGTCGACTCTATATTTTCCAATACATTTTTCTTTTCCGTTTAAGGCATGTGTAATTTTAATATTTTTTGTCTTCTCTAAGTAGTAAAGCCATTTAATAGATATTTTTGAATGTGTGTCCTCTTTTTCTTGTTTTAATACTGCTATTGAATTCTCTTCCATATAATTCAATCTGAATATATACATACAACAACTTGCAATAGTAGCAAAGGCAAAAGGATCGGTCTTGGTATTCTCGATAAATATTTCTTTCAATTTTTCGCAACCTTCACGTAGTAGTAATACATCGGACTTACAATATTCCAATATTTCACTCTTCATATCAAAGGTTTTGTTTTGGTTTTCCTCATACCATTTTAAAAACTGTTCTCTATCTTTTGTTTTCATTTGATTGTACCCGTAGTGTCTTTTTGCTGGAAGTGGTCCAATATAATTTTCATTACACTTTTTGTTAAAAAAGTGCGGAAAATATCCTTTCTTTAACTCTTTAATGTTAAAAGTTTTAGGAAAATCTTTTAAAGCCATCTGCAAAAAGTTTAAACTGTCAACGAATTTAATACTGCTTTTACCATGACCGACGGACATAAACATCAATTTACTTCCGCTTCTAATAGTAAAAGGTGTGTGACCATTCAATAATAACCATTCCAGTATAAATTGAAAATCGTAGCCTCGTCCGTTATGTGCAATTATAGTATATCCGAAATGTTCTTTTTTGATTAACCATTTACAGAATTCATTAATATCATAAAAGGTACTAAATACACCATCTTTTACTGCTACTGCTAAATTAACGATATGCTTTCCAGTTTCCTGTCGGGCTTCAAAGTCAAAGTAAATTGTTTTTGTATATGGTTTCGGTTTCGGTTTTTGTAAATAACATAAATGCTTTTTAGTTTCAACATATTGACTACAGATTCTGCACACTGAATAATTGCATTTATGTTTGTCTTTATATTTTGTTTTCATCGTAATTTTACAAGATAAACATTTGAATTTTTCTGAACAGTTCTCTAAATGATTGCTAAAACATTGTTCGGACGGAAATGATCTATTACAATCCTCACATTTTAACCACTTGCTAAGATTACTCATTCCTGAACATCCTAATGTTTTACAGATATTGCAGGCATTATCACATGTATGACTATTATTATACCCTTTTAAACAATTAGTACAATAATATGTTTTACATAGATAAGCAGTAATATTAGTGATTAAATCGTAATGATTATTATGATATAAAACATAAATATGGTCATTGTATTCACTATTACCTTTATATATGAAGGATTTATTAACAGCGACCATAATGATTCTCTTTTTCAGGAAATGTTCAAATACTATTACATCTTCAATGGTGCATAAAGTTAATGGAATATTTGTTTGCTGGTGTAATTGTATGGCTAATTCGGTTTGCCTAGGTCCTCGTCCGTTTTTAATTTGAAAATATTGTGGGTGATTCTTGTTTGTGGCTACAACTAAACAACGTGCTAAACATAAATCGTCTGTGTTTTTGATCGTAATTATACATCGTTTCTTCTTTAAGTCGTCATCAACATTCATCACCTTCATTCCGCGTCCTCCGCTTGGCATTTTATAAGATTTAATAATATATTCAAAATCTTTAAGTTCTATACTTTCATCAGAATTAATAACATTTTGAATATATGACAAGACATCAGCAGGATCAAAATCTTTTAATTTAAATCGAGGTGTAGCTCTGTTTGCATCTCTACTTTTCACTTCCAATGCAATCATATCATTTTCCGATAATTTGTTTCTGTGTATGTATACTTTTACGAGGTCATTGATTAAACTATATAAATCATTTACTCCGAATCTTTTTAGATATTTAGGATTAAATTCAATATAAGAGTATCTCTGGTTCACGTTTGCTATATCACTTTTCTTTACACCTTCATTTACTAATTTATACGCTGGATTAAATTGAATGGTTTCCAATGTCTGTATTTTCTTTTGTTTGATTTCATTCTCTAATCGTTTAACTTCATTCATAAAATCATTCTTGGTCCCATATCTCCATTTAATTTGCAATGGTACTTCCAATTGCTTCGATAAAGTTTTGTACTTCTGGTAGTAGTAAGATCGTGATGACATGATGACGAACTTTTCTATGATATATATTGGCAGTTATATTTTTTTGAAAAATAATTAAAATAGTCTTTATATATATGTTCATATATATCTTTATATCATTTTTTCTGGTACAAACCTATTAAAAAAATAGGGATCAATGAAATTAAATAATTAATTAATTAATTAATTAATTATTTAATTTTTTTGAAATGGTTTTTCAGGCTTCAATGTTTTGAAATAATCCGAAGGCTTTCCATCTTCTCAAGCTACTGTAACTAATGCTATGTTTCTTTGTAATATCCTTTAATGCTTCCTTATTTTCTATCTGCTTTTTAATTTCAATCTTCGTTTCATTGGGTAATGCTCTAAATCCTTTTGGATTCGGTATATAGTATTGGCGTCTTATTTTGTTACTACATCTACAACATCTCCCTTGGTACTTGTAAAACTTGCTTTTTGGCTTAACTTCATTACAAATATTACACGTCTTTACTTGTTCAATGTCTTCCATTCGTTCTAACAATATCTTTATATATATTATCTAACTTATCTTTATATTGAAAGTAAATAATTAATTATTTTTCAGGCGATCAGTTGTTTATCGATCTCAGTTTTCAAATCTTCAAATACAAAGCTTTGGCGACTTAACCAGTCTAGATATTTACGGTCGAATAGCAGGACCTCCGCTATGGATTTGCCTCGGTATTTCCCAAATGGAATCGTTTTACAGCATTTCTTCTTTGTTTCAAAATAAGATTCCAGTTCGGATCTCAATTCGTCACTCAAAAGGTTTTTAGATCGTAAATGATCAATCAGGTCGTTAAGGGTCTTACTCATCAGGTCTCAGGTCTTATCTATATAGTAGGCTCAATACTTTTTCTGAAAATTAAATAATTAATTAAAGTCCGTCACGGAGTTTTCAAATATATGGGGGAGGTGTTAATATTAGTTTCATCCTGGGGTTGCATCACATTTTGGTTCATTTTGCTTATTCTCTGGATTTGTGCGAAGCTATGGTGTAGTCTGGTGGCGTTCATGCTTTGTCCCCTGTGCTGTCTATTCTGTGCTCTTTATAGCAATGCTATGCTATCTATGTTGGCTGATGTATGTGTTGTTGGCTGTCTATGCTTCTGGCTGTCCATGCTGTGCTTGGCTCTTCGCTCTGCTCTTGGTGGCTCTTCGCTCTGCTCTTAGTTGTTGTCTGTGTTGGTGGGCTCTCTATGCTGTGCTTGGCTCTTCGCTCTGCTCTTGGTGGTTGTCTATGTTGGTGGCTGTCCATGCTATGCTTGGCTCTTCGCTCTGCTCTGTGTGTATTCTGGAATTTGGAATTTTCTAATAAAGGCAATTTTTTAGTCATATGTATTCCAAGAAAATAATATAGAATTTTACTGGAAATATTTAAGCAAAATTATTCCGGGAAGATCGGTCGTGAATAAAGTCAAAAGGGGGATCGCACTATAAGTAATAAAGATCAAAAAGGGCTCGCATCATACATA